CGGCATGGCTGGCGTAGTTGGTGCCTATATGGGTATGACTGCATATATGAATAAGAAGTAGAAGAATGGCTGATTTTGAAGACGTAATCAAAACCATAGGAAAAGAAGGCGAGTCTTTTCGAAAATTGCTTGCTGACGATAGAGAAGAAAGGCAAGAATCATCAGGAGAAAGTATTGCCAAGAGAGATGCTCAAGAAACAGAAAGCAAAGAAAGAACAGAAAAAACAAATGAATTATTAGAAGAAATGTTAGTTTCTTTGGGTGCAGGAGGAAGTCCTGCACAACGCGATGCGCGCGATTCAGAAGAAACATCAATACAAGAAGGAATTGGTGATAGTTTAGAAGCAATTAAAAACAATGTTATCAGTGAGGATAAAAAAGGAACAGACAGTGGTATAAGTATTTGGGGTATATTAAAAAAATCATTACTCTTTGGTTCTATAGCATTAGCAATTCCAGCGATTCAGGGATTTTTAGAAGCAGGTGGTTGGAAAAAATTACAGGAAGGATTTGAGAAACTTAAAACTTATTTTAACAAAGAAATATTACCTAAACTTACAATAGAAAACTTTTTTGCATTAGGTGATTCTGTTATGGATTTTATAAATTATATTGGTGAATGTGTTGTACCATCCTTAGTTACTGCCTACAATTTTATTAGAGAAAAAGGTGCAGATACATTCAGATATCTAGATAGTGGCGAATTTAAAAAAGATATTACAGGAATAACAGAATTTTTTGAAAATATTAAAAGAGACTTGAGATTTTTTAGTGATGCAGCTGCAGCGTACAACAATAAAGGAGTTTCAGGATTGGCCAGTTTTCTTTTTGACAAAAGTCAGAGAGCGGCCGCAAAAAAACTAGAAGAAGAAACAAAGAAGCTTAATAATCAGGCAAAGGAAAATGACCTGGCGCCAAAGCGCGAATTTATAGCGCAGTTTCGCGCCAGACAGGATGTATTAAAAGAAGAAATGAAACTTAACCCGTTGGAAGAACGGAAGACAGAAATTAATGAAGAGTATAAAAAATTATCAGAAAGAATAAGGCAGTATCAAAACGATGAAGCTTCTTTCAATATGTCCAGTTTGAAGATGGACGCGACAATAAATATATTAAATAAAGATGTTTTTGAAAGAATATTAAAGCTATCCAAAAGTTCTGATTTTATGAAAAAGGCCGTAGATGACATATTGATTACACGCCTGAATGATTTGGAGAAAGACATCGAAAACGACCGGAACAGTTTAAAACGTATCCGCGATAAGGACAAAAATGAACAAAGACAGGATAGAATAGAAAGCAGAGAAATAGATCTGAAAAAGCTAGAAAAATTAATAGAGATAATAATGTTACCTGCACAAACATTATCAAATAACGGCAGCAGTACCGTGACTCCGATAACTAATATTATGAACGCACCAACAACATCGAATAACAACGCAACAACAATTGTTGGAAACCCTATAGTGATTGGTGCACCGTTTAGTTATAGTGGTATTCTAGACGGTTATACATAAGAAAACTGGACCCGAATAGTTCGGGTCCAGAACTTCTCTAGGCTTCTTCTGCCAATTTCTGAAAATATGACATTGCGTCATCTTCATCATCATCACTGACAGATGGAACAGGATTGGGTTCTGCCTTCGTGTCAATTTTTACAGATGCGGTTGGTTCGTCTTCCATAAGAGTTGCAACTGTATAAACAGCAGTGACTCCAGAAAGAACCAGTTCAAAACGATTTTTCAGTTCTTCATATGATTTGAAGTTTGTAGATGCAGTAAACTCTGAAAGAGGATAAATCTTTTTATAGACATTTTCCAATTCACCATCATCTTCCAACAATGCAGCTGCTGCTGAGAATTCTGATTTATCGTAATTCCAATAACCATCAACCTTACGAAGTTTCAATTTAAAATCTGCACCATTCCAAAAATCAAAAGGATTGATTGCGACTTCATCTTGAAATGCAGGTTGCATTGCTTCCATTACTTTATCAAAGATTTTCTTACCATAACGATAGAGAAAAACTTTACCTTCATTTTCTGGATTTGCAGAATCAGTAACAACATAGATGTTAGAATAATATTGCAATTTGCGTTTCTGCTTACGAGCAATTTCTTTATCAGATTCTACACCAGAATTCCAAAGTTTAGAGTTGTATTCAGATACAGGATCGCTTTGACTAAGTGTAGTTAGTGAATTTTCAATATACCATTGACCTGTTGGACCTTGAAAAGCATGATTCCAAAGCTTCACCCAAGGAAGATCTTCACCTTCTGATGCAGGTAGAAAACGAATAACGGCATAACCATTACCTGTTTTATCCATAGTGGGTTTCCATAGACGTTCGTCTTTATAGGACTTTTTATCTTGTGGTGAAGATTCTTTTTGGGCAGCACCCAAAAGATCATCAAGGTTACTTTTTTTCTTCATTGAAGCAAATGACATATGTGTCTCCTTATTTGCGTATGTTAATATATGTTAATGTATGTTGTTTTATAGTATCATAATGAAAGTGTATTGTCAATAGTTTGTTTACTCTTTTTATTAAAAAATCCCTACTTTATCCATAAATTCATCCTTGTCTATATGTTTAACATTTTTTGGCATAAATTTATCTGCCCATGATTCCCAAGAACTGTCTGTCCAATAGAAAACACTATCTCGATATTGTTCAAATACATTAGTCATTTGAACAATCCAATTTGCAGGATTAAAACCCTTTGCACTATCAGGAAGATAATTATCTGTTCCTTTGTAAATATTGTTAAATGATAAGTTATAATCGCTTAAATCAAATCCTAACAAATATATTTCTTCGGCACCTCCTTCACAAGCAAGAGATAATGCTGTATTTCCTGCTGACCAACCATAATAACCCTGTATGTTCTCTACATAATCTTTTTCTTGTACAGGAGTTATCCAAATACCCATGTCCTTTTCCATCTTGAGTTTTAAATCTTTTATATCAAGATGAGGAAATTCTTTCATCATCTCGGATACTCTATCTCCAAGAATGGCTGGATCTTTACCTGATATAACACATTCTAATTTAGAATTAACTCCTTTCTCAAGCCATGACATTGGCCAATGAACGAATTCACTGGAAATACCAAATCCCAACAACATCATTTCTGCAGCCTGTATTGGTACTTTATTCCAATTCGCAAACCAACATTTATTATGAATTGGATACCCTGACATATAGATTTCTTGTTGCATAGCATAATCCATTGCAACAAGATTATCTACTCTACCATCACGATAGATTGCATTACATCCCCATGTCTCTATGTTTGCAATAGCATAATCTAAATAATCATGATTAAACCATTTACGAGATTCACCATTACCAAGAACTATAGATTTTTTCATTTAGACATACGTCTTTGAATTAAACCATCAGAACCATCAGTGTCTACACTATAGTTTGTTGCGTCCTCAGTGTCCAGCCAGCGCTCGTTCTTTACAAAGTCAATACGATATGCATCTTTTTCTGTTAGATTAGCAAGCACGTTAAATGCAAGACTTACTCTGGATTGGTCTGTAACGTTTTTGCCAAACCCATGAAACAGGTATGAGTTAAACATAATCAAAGAACCCTGAGTGCAAGGCATGGCGAGTTTGTTTGTAAAGTTTGCATTTGCCTTACCATAGTGTTTTCTCAATGAGAAAAACGGATCAGAGTTTGAAGGCATCTTCTCAAACACTAGTGGTGGATGTTCCTTTAAAGATGAAACATAATACACACCACTGATAAGAGAATTACCATGATTATGCATACTTTGTGAACTGCCGGGTTCAGCTTTATTCAACCAACTCTCATGAATCCAGAAATCGCGATAATCCAATGTCATTACATTATCAAAATAATCCTTTACACATTCTTCCAACCAAACCTTTAAATCTGCTAGACCATCATGGTCAATAATGTTTGGTGCTTCCAAAAATTGTGTAGTATCTGGATTTGAGATTACTTGTTGATTAAACTCAAATTCTTCCATAGAAGGAATAACAGGCGGTTTTGGGTTATTATAAATTTTCAATACGCCTGCGGGGAAAACAGGTATTTCAATTGTGCTCATTCTATCGTCCAATGTCTTTGATGTTGTCCTTTCCTATAACCTGATATGCACCTTTGTTATAGGCAGGGGCAATAGTATAGTTTTTTGAGACTTCTAGTTTATAACTATTGTCTTTCAATTCTGTATTACCAATTCCACTACTTTTACTTGGTATATGTATTGTCTCACGTTTGTATGATGCAATAAAAATACTAGCACCAGTAAGTTTACTTCGGTCTAATTTTGTTGCAGTAACAACTTTCTTCTTTGACTTCTTTCGTTTACGAGTATTGTTAGTGGTGTAATAAATTGGCATCAGAGCCATAATCAAATAATCTCATTCATTAAAGGAAAAATTTTAGCAATTTCAAATGCACAATACTTTGCAACTTCCATGTGTTCTTTCTGTGTTCCATTTGCGGTTCGCAATTCAATGTAATGAACCCAACTACGAAGTGTGCCATTCATATACATACGAGACATGGTTAGTCCTTCAGGAAGAACTACACGAGCCTGTTCTTTTGCGATGCCATTATCTATCGCCCAGTTATATGCCACTCTACACTCATGAATAATAGATAACTGCTTGATTTTCCATGCCACATGTATATCATTATCTGAATCCAGCGCAACGCTGTTCTGTCTATTCTTTGAATCTTGTAATCTTGCTTCTCTAGTAACAAACTTCATATCTTTCGTTGGGTCAGCATATCGCTGACTGAATTCTTGAAATGAAAATGAACGATGACGTAAAATTTGTCTCGCAATATCTCTTGTAGTTTCAATCTCCAAACAAACATTTACCATTTCAAGCGGTGACCAATGTTTGTTCTTTATAAGATACTTGATAAGTTTATCAGAAGTATCTTCATTCGTTTGATTACTTGGATTTGATACTCGTGCACAATATGCAATCAGTTGTTGTAAATCATTTTGCAAACCACTAATTGCTGGCAACTGTGAATAAGATATCAATTTAATTTTCATTTTTCAAACCAATCTTCATCTTGAGTCAGAATACCTGCCCATTGACTATGCAAAATATCAAATTTCCTTTCATAAGTAATTTTTAAACCTTTCAATACATCAACAATATCTTCCTTTTCCAATGTTTCTTCTAAAATAGATTCAGACAAAAAATCAATCTCTTCAGTAAGACGCCAACAATCCAAGATATGATATTGCAAATCCACATTATCTTTCAATTTTTTACTCATAACATTTCTCAAAAGTTGGAGCGGGTGGACAGAATCGAACTGACATCAAAAGGTTGGAAACCTCTTATAATAACCATTATACGACACCCGCAATTAAAGTTGGTGCTGGATGAGAGAATCGAACTCCCGACCTGATGCTTACAAAGCAACTGCTCTACCTGCTGAGCTAATCCAGCGTTATTAAATTATCGTCGATTAAGTTTATCTTTTTGTGGACGAGGACCATCCGGGCGGGCAGGACGATAACCTTTTGGCCAACTGGGTTGGCGAGAACCGAGATTTTTTACTTTCTCACTCAATTCATTATTTTCTTTCTTGAGATACATCATCTCAATCTGTTCACTTTTTGTATCTTCTAAAAGCTTTTCATACTTAGCTTCAAAGAAATTCTCGGTATGATGTTCTTGGTCAGTCACTTGGTAATTCTCCATAGATGCAACATTATCAATAATACTATATTTAGGGGTCAATGTCAATACCTTTATACAGGTAATTGAGCACATTTTGGTAAAAAATTTAATTCTCTTGCGTTTGCTTCAATCTTTTCTTTGAGTGATTTTGAAACAAGTGAATTAATTGTATCAGGTTCAATACCTTCTTTATCACAATACCAAAGTACTGCATCCATATGGGTGATGTTTTTTTCTAGCACAATTTTCTCAATGTTCAATGAGAAAGTTTTAGCTGTCTTCAATGGCATCATTATATCCTTAAAAATGGCCCTGTTTATACAGGGCCAACTTCTAATTAAAAGTTACGCAGTACGCAATGCAGCAAAACCTGCGGCGACTGTTGCCCTTGTTGGTGTTCCAAGACGGTATTTAGAATATGTCTCACCATCAAAAGAACTCACACGCTTATTCAAAAAGATAGCATATCCTTCTGAACGAAGTTGACTGATAACAGCACGAACATTCTTCACACCATAACGGGCAGCAATCTGCTTAGCAGTCAATTCTACACCATTCTTTAGTACATTAATCACACGTTGTGCTTGAGTTTCAGTAGTCATAATAAATTTTCTCCATTTTAATGACAAATTTGAATTACCACATTAGCAATTCATTAAAAATGAGCCCGTTATATAACAAGGTGGTACTCATACCCCGTGAAAATCTATGCAGCTAGTGCAAAGTCTTCAAAGTAAACGTCATCGTTGGCGTTTATAGGTTTTGCTAGTTTTACGACATTCGCCTGTCGAGTTGTCTGTTCGCCTTCTTTCACCACGTCGAAACCTTGTCAGCCCCATCAAAAAAAGTCTTCATATTCTTAGACTGCTTTTGGTGGAGCTGGGCGGAATCGAACCGCCGTCCGCAATGCATCCAACTCACTTCATACAACTATAACCACTTCTGTTTTCTTTCTCCCAACCATATATAAAGTATATCAAATTTATGTGTTGGTGTCAAGTCTTTTTTCTAAGTTTCTATATCTTT